TGTACAAAGAGTTAGCCCAGTATGTAGCACCTAAACGCAAGTCGATTGAAATGTCGGGTGAGATGGGTATCGATGTTTATGCAGACATAATGATTGGCTTCCGAGACATTCCAATTGATACAGACTGAGCTACCTAAAATATTTAAAGAGTTCGCCACTGAGGATCATCGATACAAGATTGCCTATGGTGGTCGTGGATCTGGCAAGTCGTGGGCTATTGCTCAATTATTGATCATAGAAGCGTACAGCAAGCCGACTAGAATCTTATGTGCGCGTGAGATCCAACGGTCTGTGGCTGACTCTGTACTGCAGTTGCTATCAGATACCATTGATCGCTTAGGGTTAACTTCATTCTTTGAGGTACAGAAGACTCAGATCCTAGCTAAGAATGGCTCACGCTTCATATTTGAGGGCTTACGATCCAATGTAAACAAGATCAAATCTATGGAAGGTATTGATCGCGTATGGGTGGAAGAGGCCGAGGCCGTAACCAAGTCCAGTTGGGAGACATTAATACCCACTATCCGTACACCAGGTTCACAGATATGGGTGAGTTTTAACCCATTACGCCAGCACGATGACACCTATCAACGGTTTGTTATCTCACCTCCACCTGATTCAGTAGTCGTTAAGGTTAACTGGTCAAGCAATCCTTGGTTCCCTATTGAGCTAAACAAGGAACGTCTACACCTAAAAGAAACTGATCCAGACCTATACCAACACGTTTGGGAAGGTGAGTGCGTGTCAGTCAGTAAGGGTGCGTACTATGCCAAGCAGATGAGGCAGGCAAGGGCAGAGGGTAGGGTGACAAATGTACCCTGGGAGCAAGCCATACCTGTTCAAACTTGGTGGGACATTGGTATAGCAGACAGCACTTCAATCTGGTTCACGCAGTCTGTAGGCAAAGAAATCAGGGTTATAGACTACGAAGAACACTCAGGCGAGGGTCTAGCATTCTATGTGAAGCTACTACGAGAGAAGCCTTATATCTATGACGAACACTGGGGGCCACATGACATACGAGTCAGAGAGTTGGGTACAGGTCGATCCAGGCTAGAACAAGCAGCCGATATGGGTCTGCATTTCAACGTGGTCAAGAACATTCCCATCATGGATGGTATTCAAGCGGTTCGCTCACTGTTCAACCGTTGTTGGTTTGATGAGCAGAAGTGCAAGCTGGGCCTAGATTGCCTATCCACCTATCACAAACAATTCGATGAGATTAACCAGGTCTACAAAGACCGACCCGTTCACGACTTCTCTAGTCATGGTGCGGATAGCTTCCGTTACTTTGCAGTGGGATGGAATGAACCTCAAACCATGATGCCTCAAGTGATGAGTTCAATCTAATAACCGCGCAGTAAGTAGGCAAGGTAGTCGTATATTAACTATAGGTGGCACGAATCATGGGCAACGGCACTAGCAAATACTTCAAATCAACTTCAACGACAACACCAAAGTCCAAGAAGAAGCGTAGCTCTAATCGGAAAGGCCATAACGCCACCCGTAATAATAAGACACCGACAGCTACAGCGCCTGTACAGGGAAGCCCACATGAGCGTAACCGTGATCCTATTAGGCCAGCTACCCCAATAGTATCTACTGCTAAGACTACGCCAAACACTGACAACAAGATCACTAAGTCGCCACTTCCAACAGCCAAGGTTGCTAATTCTCCAGCACCAGAGGTGAAGAAAGCCATTTCCGTTGAGCCTAGGAACCATCCATCTCAGAAAGTTAAAGCGGCATTAGAAGCTAAGGACATTACGAAGGAATCTAAGCCTAATATCCTAGCGATAGGAGCAGCTACTGAGGCATCAAATAGCACTGCCGTTAAGCCCACTGTTAACCCTATTACAAAAGTAAAGGAAGAGAAGGGCTTCTTTGAGTCCTTGAATGAGGCGGCTAACCTATTCTTTGATGATCCTCGCACCGAAGAGAGCGGACGATATAACCAGAAGTATTGGGCAGAGCGTCTAGCAGAGGGAAAGGCAGCAGGCAATAAGAACATTCAGGCAGAGCTTGCAGCAGAACAGGCAGGTCAGGGTGGAGCTAGTAAGTCTTACTCTCAAGAGAAAGTGCCAGGTTACTTTGAGCCACTTAATCACCCATCACAAAAGAAGATCGCCAAACTACCTGTCGATACAGCTAGCAGTGGCGCATCAGACCTTGATTCAGTTAATGATCAAATCAAGACCGAGACTGACCCAGTGAAGCTAAAAGCATTACACAAGCGCAGGCTCATGTTGATGCGTATGAATAGCACCAACACTAAGTTCGCTGGGCTGTTGGATGATGCTGACACCAAACGATCAAACTTAATGAGTATTGGATAATGAATGTTACACCAGAAGCACTACTGAAACGGTATGAGCGGTTAAAGTCTGATCGAGTCAATTGGGATCAGATGTGGGAAGAGTTAGCCACATACCTAATGCCTGGCAAGGTTGATTTCATTTCAACTACTGCAAGAGGCTCTAAACGTGCTGCAGAGGTCTATGACTCAACTGCTATACACGCCTTGCAAATCCTATCAGCCTCGCTACATGGCAGCTTAACTAGCCCATCCACTAAGTGGTTCGGCCTGCGCTTCCGTGAAGATGAGTTGAATGAGAACAAGGAAGCTAAAGATTGGCTTGAGAAATGTTCAAAGGGCATCTTCCAAGAGTTTGGTAAATCGAATTTCTCTACAGAAGTGGCAGAGGCTTACCAGGATATGGTGGGCTTCGGTACTGCAGCATTACAGTTTGATGTGAAGACTAAAGGCGCTGACTTTGATGGCTTTAACTTTAGAGCGTGTCACTTAGCAGAAGTCGTTATTTCTGAGAGTGAAGAGGGCCGTATTGATACTGTCTTCCGTAAGCTCAAGTTAACTGCTCGTCAGGCTAACCAGAAGTTTGGTGATGACTGTGGCGACAAGGCAATGAAAGCCCTAGAGAAAGACCCTGACCAAGTATTTGATTACATCCAAGCCGTCTTCCCTAGAGAGTTGGAAGGTGAAGCAGCAATGGTTGCACCACCTCATCTACGCCCTTGGGCTTGCTATTACATTAGTGTGATCGATAAGAAGATCTGCAAGGAGTCTGGCTATTATGAATTACCGTTTATGGTTCCACGTTGGTCTAAGACTACTGGTGACGTATATGGCTTTGGCCCTGGTTGTGTAGCTCGTCCAGACATTAAGACATTGAATGAATCACGCAAGCTAGCCATGAAAGCGTGGGAGAAGTCGATTGATCCACCACTCAAGGCTATGCAGAACGGCATCTTGGGTAAGATCGATATGCGTCCAAGTACAGTCACCTATGTTCGGGATATGAATAACCTAGAGCCTATTGTGAATGCGACCAACTGGAACGCTGATCAATTGATGCTGGCCGATGTTCGTGCATCTGTTCGCCGTATCTTCTTCTCTGACCAACTGGAGTTGAATGAAGGGCCACAGATGACCGCCACAGAGGTTCAGGTACGTTATGAGCTAATGCAGCGGCTACTAGGCCCAACACTAGGCCGTCTTCAATCTGAGTTCCTTAACCCTATTGTTGAACGAGCTTTCTACGCCATGATGCGTGGCAATGTGCTACCTCCAATGCCAGATATATTGCAAGAGATCGGCTCAGATTTGGACATAGAGTATGTAGGCCCATTAGCCCGTTCACAGAAGATGGATGAGGTGACAGGCATTCAGCGTGCTATCGATGGAATCATGCAGTTAGCCCAGGTTAACCCTGATGTTCTAGACATTGTTGACGTTGATAAGGCAGGCCGCACTATCGCAGACCGACTTGGCGCTCCAGCAGATATGCTGCTAGGAGATGAGCAAGTGGCTGAACTACGTCAAGCACGACAACAGCAGCAACAAAAACAAGCCGAAGCTGAACAAGGCCAGCAGGATATTGCAGGCGCACAGCAAGTGGCAGACTTGGAGCAGACAGTAAATGGATCAGTTCAGTAAGGACTTAAGGGAGCTATTCAGCACCAAAACAGGTCAGCGAATGTTGGCCAATATGAAAACATCTTATGGTGATCGTGTTTCGTTCACTAAAGACCCATGTGAAACGGCTTTTCGTGAAGGTCAGCGTAGCATTTACTTAGAAATCACGAGTGTAATGGAGAAAGATAATGAGTGAAGAAGCAATTGTAGACGCACCAGTAGAGTCATGGCATTCAGGCTTGTCTGATGAATACCGTGGTAATGAATCACTAAGTCAGATCCCAGACCTAAACACCCTGGCTAAGTCTTACCTTGATGCTCAACAGTATGCAGGCGGTTCTATTCGCATACCAGGCGAGGACGCAAGCACAGACGATTGGACAGCGTTTAACGCGAAGCTAACCGACAAGGTTCCTACGCTACTAAACCTTCCTAGTGATGAGCAGGAGGCCCGTAATGCGATGTATGCACGATTAGGTCGCCCTGACACTAAAGAGGGCTATCAAGTTGATGGTGCTGACCCTGATTTCCTAGATTGGGCGCATGAAAACGGCTTGTCTACTGCCCAGGTTAAGTCATGGCAAGAGAACACCCAAGGCCAAGCGACTCAGAATGATGAGGACAGTGATGCAGAAATGCAGGCTGCTAACGATTTACTCAAGAAAGAGTGGGGCCATGCCTACGACACGAAGCTGTCACAAGCTAAGAATGCCGTACTCGCCTATGCCGACTCTGAAACACAGCAGTTTCTACTCGACAGTGGCCTAGCTAACAACCCAGGCATGATCCGATTGATGGCTGGTATTGGTGCAACCCTGACCGAAGAGCAGTCTGCAGGCATTGAGTCTGGTACACGATTCACCCTATCGCCCACCGAGGCAATGGATCGTATTTCAGAGGTTCGCCGTAACAGTGAACACCCCTACAACGTGGCTAATCACCCACAGCACAAGGCCGAAGTAGAGAAAATGGGCCGTCTTTATTCACAAGCCTTTCCAGAAGAGGGATAAGTCCTAATAACCGCGCAGTATTGACCGAACATCTAACTCATCAGAGTAGCTAATTCTTAGTTCTGTGGGTTAGATGGGCCGTTCCCTATCTCGTTGAAGCAAGCGTTATTGCCAGTTTAAGAGTCCGTAAGTCGGGTAGCTCCAAGCGCCAATTTCAATTGCCAATTCGGAGATAACTCACATGGCTAATACAATCACAAAAGCGTTTGTCCAGCAGTTCCAGGACAACATGATTCACCTTGCACAACAGAAAGGTTCACGTTTACGCATGTGTGTAAATGAGCAGTCTGTTACAGGTGAAAAATTTAACTTTGAACGTCTAGGTACAGTAGCGGCAATCGTGAAGTCTTCACGCCACACCACTACACCTGTGTTGGATGTTCCTCACAGTCGCCGTACCGCAACAATGGCTGACTACCAATGGGCTGATCTCATCGATGATGAAGATAAGGTTCGTATGTTAGTTACGCCTGAGTCGCATTACGCTCGTTCTGGCGCTAACTCAATGGCTCGTGCAATCGATGACATCATCATTGCTGCTGCTTTGGGCAACGCTGTCGATGGTGACGGTTCTAACGTAGCGCTTCCTTCTGGTCAGAAGATCGCTCACGGTTCTGCTGGTATGACTCTTGCTAAATTGATCTCTACCAAAGAGATTCTTGATGGCAACGATGTTGACCCAGATGAAAAGCGTTACATCGTTCTAGGTTCACAACAGGTTTCTAACTTGTTGGCTACTACTGAGATCAAGTCTTCTGACTACAACTCAGTTAAAGCTCTAGTTCAAGGTGACATTGATACCTTCATGGGATTCAAGTTCTTACGCTCTGAGCGTTTGGCTTTGGCTTCTACTACTCGTAGCTGCTTTGCATTCACTGAAAGCGCAATGGGCTTAGGTATTGGTTCAGACGTTAAGACTAAGATCGATGTTCGTCCTGACAAGTCTTACGCTCACCAGGTGTACTTATCTTTCGTAGCAGGCGCAACTCGCGTTCAAGACGAATGTGTTGTACAGGTTGATTGTACTGAGTCGTAGACTTTAGTAGTCAGCAAACCAAGGGGCTGAAATATGCCCCTTTTTTTTAAGTAGAGGATGATATGGCCAGTGAAGTCTCAATTTGTAACCGAGCATTAGCTCTATTGGGTGCTAATACCATCACCTCTCTTACTGATGGTTCGACCGAAGCCAACGTATGTAATGCGGTTTACGCCGATGCGCGTGATGCTGTACTACGAGCGTTTCCTTGGTCATGTGCCATTCAACGGACAACCTTAGCCCAACTATCAACCGCACCAGTTTGGGACTTTAAAAAGGCATATAGCCTACCTAATGACCCGTACTGCATTGCTGTGCTAGATTTAAAAGAAACATCACAATACCGCACAGAAGGTCGAACCCTTGTGTGTAACACTGACACCGCAACCATTAAGTATGTTGCACGAATTACCGACCCTGGACAATTTGATCCAGCATTTGTATTTGCCCTAGCCTCACGCATTGGCGCAGAAGTATCTTACGCACTCACTCAAAACCGATCACTATCCAATGATATGTGGCAAATGTCTGAGAAAGCCATTAGAGATGCATCCATATTTGATGGTGCAGAGGTGGGAAGCGAGGAAATTACAGCCACTATATTTGAGGGAGTTCGCGCATGAGGCTGACCCCGATTGTTAACTCATTCTCTTCGGGGGAGTTATCACCTCGATTAATGGGGCGAACTGATTCACCTAAATATACTGCAGGCTGTGAGACTATGGAAAACTTCATGGCCCTAGCTCATGGTGGCGCTAAAAGGCGTGGAGGCACTCGCTTTATTAACGAGGTTAAGAACTCAGCACATACCGTAAGATTGATCCCATTTGAGTACAGTGTTGACCAGACCTATGTTCTAGAGTTTGGTAATAACTACAT